GAGCCAGTGAAGCGAAGATGAGAGATTCAACCACAAAAGTTGAACCATTTCCCATGCTAGACAGCTTCGCGTAGGAGTATTCGACAGAGTCGAGCTCCCCGCTAGGCGATCTTATGTCGCATAGGAATTTCACCCAGACGCTAGGAAAGAGGATGCGGACGGACGCTAATGAAATTGTGTCCGAGGCGCTCTCTAAATCCAGCGTATCAAGGCTCCCATTAAGCGAACCAGAGCACGCCAGACGCTGGTTGAGCGTCTGATCGTTCAGGTCTATGCCCAGTCGGCGCAGACGTCTACGAATGTAGCCGTCGACCCCAAGCTGAACATATTGATTAATGGTAGGCTCAACTGCTATGGGCCTAAGGATCTTACGATTCTTAGGCACGAGTACAACACGGTTCCCGCTCACCTTCTTAAAGAAGGGCTTAGCGAGATCCTCTAGCTCCCCATCCATGCTCCCCTCAAGGAACAGAGCTGGATCGCAAGAGGCCAGACAAGACATCCATCGCATATCTGTGGAAACATAGTATGCGCCAACGTCAATGCACCGCCCCGTAACTGAATACGGAAAACGACGATGCTTAGACGCGATGTCTGAGTACTGTCTGGTGTTACCTATTGTAGCTCCTGGTCCGAAACGGACCCACCTGCTAAGTAGACCCGGCGTGTATGGATCGTCACTCAAAACGTACGCACATATTAATCGCGCACGCGAGAGAACGCGTTCCATAAAACCGCTAACGATGGGATAGTCATCATAGAGGCGATCGTCTGTCTCACGACAAGACCTTTCGCAATCAGTCCATTTCTGGACTGTGCGTGCCTCTAGAGGATGTAAATCCATATCGGTGGGTATATACTTAGAGAATGACTTGCAGATGGCGTACCGTCGTGCGGCGAATGTCGCATTATCGTGTACGCTCTCATCGGTGATACTCAGTAGCGCCGAAGCCTCGCTGTAAGCATCCACTTCCTGGAAGGTAGCGGGTGCCCTAAGTGAGAGTCTGCAATCCGCGCAAAGCGCGTGCAAGGCATCGAACGGGAATGAGTTACCCGTTTCGACGTCCGGAGACGAATCATGGTTACGTCGTGCCATAATGGTTCCTTTGTGTGAAGTTCGCTAGAAGAGCGACTGCACGAAGGTTAGAATGTCAGCAACCCCCGAAGGGTTTGCGACACCTGAGGCTAGGAGGGCAGCGGCCGATAAGGCAGCAAGGCCCTTCTTGGAGCGAAAACGCCCCAACAACTTAGGAATCGATTTCATTTTGTTTCGATTTCCGAGTACGAGCGAGAGACTAGGCGTTAGCCTAAATCTCGAGCTTATAGTTGAGCTTCCCCATGATGGCATCCGCGTCCAAGATCGCGAGCACGCGCTGACGCATGTGCAGGATCTGGGCTTCAGACACGCCGACAGGGACGCGAATCTGCAAAGACGCGAATCCCATACGGACGGAGTTTACGCCATCCACACCAGGCACCGTGAAGTCCTGGCCGAACGAGACTTTCGAATCGAGGTAACCTTTGAAGGTACCAGACGCCGAAGGCTCCGTGCGGTACAGTTTCATAGTGTTCTGGACATCGGGTGCATGATCTGACCCAATGTACGTGTGGATGGAACCAGTGTTAGAATAGCTGGTGTACGCTTCAGTCGCCGTCGTGCCATTGTTAGCGGCATCGACCGTGAGGTTGAT